ATACACTGGGCACGCCACTTATGCCACTGCGAGCGATGTAGAGGGCAACCGTTCCGCTTATTTCAAGACATCAGGTTGAGCAGTTATCAGCAGTCTACCATGAACCTCTAAGTGTTGTCAAGGGGGGCGCAGTTGTCCCCCTCTGAGGTGCTCGAATGAGCAGGGTTTTATGGGGGTGTTTATGTAAGCGCGAAGCGCGTATCAAAAAACGCTAACTTCCCTAACCTACAACGAACCAAAAACGCGCTCGTTATTTACTTCCATTTAAAAAATTTTTGCCCCATGAAAACTCTGGCCAGGATCGTATTAGGTCTTCTAGCACTTAACTACACACGGTCTACATTTGCCCCGAGGACCTCTAAGATTGGTCGAAGGTCAAACTATAATCCCTCTGAGTACGGGATACCAAACAACGGAGGTCGGTAGACAAAAACTAAATATTGCAGTATGATGTAAAGGTAACCTTCACGTAATTATGGCTAAAGGATTCAAAGTTATTCCAAAAGAGACTGAAACGAAAGAAGAGTGGGATTACGACGCGATCAAGGAACGAATCAAAGGTAAGAGTATTGTATTCTGCCTACCTGGTCGTGGGTGCTCTTATATCTTTCTGAAAAATTTTGTACAACTTGCATTTGATCTTGTACAGAACGGCACACAGATTCAGATTTCCCAAGATTATAGTTCAATGGTAAACTTTGCACGATGCAAAGTACTCGGAGCGAATGTTCTGAGGGGACCGAACCAAATTCCTTGGGATGGTAAATTGAAGTATGATTATCAATTGTGGATTGATAGTGATATTGTATTTGACACCGAAAAGTTTTGGCAATTGGTGGATCTTGCAATTCCTGCAGAGGGAGAAGAGAAAGAGATTGTTGCTGGATGGTATGCAACTGAGGATGGACACACGACATCTGTTGCACACTGGTTAGATGAGGATGACTTTGCAAAGAATGGCGGAGTCATGAATCATGAGACAGTGGAGAGTATCAGTCGTAAGAAGAAGCCATTCACTGTAGACTACACAGGTTTTGGATGGGTACTGATCAAACACGGTGTCTTTGAACGATTGGAGTATCCATGGTTTGCACCAAAGATGCAGGTGTTCGAATCAGGGAATGTCCAAGATATGTGTGGTGAGGATGTGAGTTTCTGTCTCGATGCAAAGAAAGAAGGTATCGTGACATGGTGCGACCCACGGATCAGAGTCGGTCACGAAAAGACGAGGATTATCTGATGTCTGAGAAACGTTTCAAGTTAGTCTATGAAGGGCGGGAACTCTCGACCCTTCTGAGTGAGGAAGGAAAGTTTGAAGCACTGCAAAAACTTTCGACATGGTTTGATGAAGGTCGTAAAGGTGCGATCGATCCTGATAAAGTAACAGTCATTGATGTATTAGCGGAGAGTGAGTCCTGATGGCAAAGTCTAAAGTTGGTCTGAGTGGTGGAGTGTTTATTGAGGGCAAACCGAAAAAAACTCGGCAAGGTCATGGTAAACATACACTGTATAGCGCGACATCTCGCAATAAAGCCAAAAAACCATATCGTGGTCAAGGTAAGTAATCATAGTTAAATAGAAGAAGACATAAAACTTTATATGGCTTGTTTGATTGCAAATCTTCCTTCAATGGAAGTCTGGGTCCGTAAAGAGTATTTGACGGATCATCAGTCTGGTCATGGAGAATTCGTAAAGGGCGTCTGGGTATCGGTTAAATCGATTCCTGGGCGCGCTTTTTATTTTGAGACATACTTACCAGAGTATGCAGCAATGTACGATAAACTCCCCATCAGCGCGTTTGTGGCGGACCCTGAGATCCCTTCACCTGATATGACCTTACCTAACCTACAATTCTGGAATTGTATGGATTACGGCGTCGTTTCAGTGGACAAGAAGTTCATCGGTAGTATGGACTTTGAGTGTTATACAAGAGATCATGGTAATGTCAAAGGCACGTACATTTGTACGATAGACAATTATCATCATGATCCGGATTGTGTGGACTATGCAACTAGTGAAAATCCTGCAGAACACAAATCACATAATCTAATTGAACTTGAGAATGGTCAATACGCACTCTATCCAAACAATCGATTGCGTATCTATGATAACAGTTTGACACCAGAGACACCAAAGATGCCTGATTTCAAGGTATCAACTCAATATTATCAAGTTGAGAATGGATTTGATCGTCTCGGTATGGGTCGTGAAGATGAATATTTCTGGAAAACATCAAAAGAACGTCAAGAGGAAGAAAACAATGACACCGACCAATGATTTTCTCGATAATTTAGCGAATGATCAGTATCAAAAGCTAATTCAAGAGGTCTATAATGATGACATGTTGAAGAAAACAACAAAAAATAAGAAGAATAATGAACTCCTGGAACGAGTTGACCAGGATGATAGTTCAGAAGGTAAACAAGTGCTCTAATTTCTGACTAAATATAAAGAGGTTAGACCAGATTCGTATCCGTGGCAGGTATTTCAAGGTCATTTAAGGACATTAGTTTGTCCTTTAAACGTCATCCAGTGACGAATGACATCATTTCGTTAAAAAACGAAGATGCAATCAAACGTTCAGTACAAAATATCGTTCTGACACTGATTGGTGAAAAAGCATTTGTACCATATTTTGGTACAAATATTAATGATTCCCTGTTTAACTTGAATACATCAGTTGAAGCTGTGGGTTTGAAAGAACAAATTACCACATCAATCAACAATTTTGAACCAAGAGTTGATAATTTGAACGTTACTGTCACGATTGATGCTGACAGTAACGACATGTATGCAACGATTGAATACGATATCGTTGGTCTTCCTGTTCCTACTCAAGGAGTAGAGGTTCTTCTTTTCCCGGCTAGAGTATAATGGCTTTCGGTCAATACGTAAATTTAGATTTTGATCAGATAAAAGAGTCCATCAGAGACTATCTGAGGTCGAACACGACTTTTACTGATTATGATTTTGAAGGGTCCAACCTTTCAGTGTTGATTGATGCGTTAGCATATAACACATATATCACCGCCTACAACACAAACATGGCGGCGAATGAAAGTTTTCTCGATTCTGCGACATTAAGAGAAAATGTCGTATCTCTAGCACGTAATATTGGTTATGTTCCACGTTCTAGACGCGCTGCAAGATCAAGAGTATCGTTTAGTTTGAGTGGATTAACCGAAACTGTTACAGCCACGTTAAAAGCTGGTCTGGTTTGTAACGGTTCTGCAGCAAATACAAGTTATATTTTCTCTCTTCCGGAAGACATCACGGTAAATGTTGTTGATGGTGTCGCAAAATTTGAAAATGTTGAGATTTATGAGGGATTATTCGTCACTCAGAACTTCACGACGGACTCTAGTCTCTATAATCAACGATATATTCTGAATAATTCGTTCATTGATACCGATACTCTTCAAGTTAAGGTCAAAACTGACGAAAATGCGAACGTAGCAGTCACTTATAATGGTATTGATAACATTATTGGCATAACTTCGACCTCTTCTTCTTACTTATTGCAAGAAATTGAGGATGAAAGGTACGAAATTCTGTTTGGTGACGGAATTATTGGTAAAAAACTGTCAAATAATAATTATGTTTCTGCAACTTATGTGACGACATCAGGTCGTGAAGGAAATGGAGCGTCACAATTCAGTTTTATCGGTCGTTTAGTCAATCAAGACGGTGGAAGTATTGATCCATCCGCAGTTTCTCTGGTTACAACAAACGAACCAGCACGAGATGGGGACGATATTGAGTCAATTTCGTCGATTAAGTACTACGCACCAAGAATTTACTCGTCTCAGTATCGAGCCGTGACCGCATCGGACTATGAAGGCATTTTGGCACATATTTCTCCGAACATTGAGTCTGTTTCTGCGTATGGTGGAGAGGAATTATCTCCTCCAAGGTTCGGAAAAGTGTTTATTTCTGCAAAACCAAGAAATGGTGACTTTTTATCCGACTTTACCAAGCGTGATTTAGTTCAAAAACTGAAAAGTTACGCTGTTGCGGGTATTGTACCCGAATTTATCGACCTGAAGTACCTTTATGTTGAATTAGACTCCTTTGTTTATTATAACACAAACTTTAGTAGTGATGTAAATCAACTGAAAACGATTATTTCGAGCACTTTGACTCAATATTCGCGTTCTATTGATGTTAACAAGTTTGGTGGTCGATTTAAGTACAGTAGAACACAAACTTTGATTGATGGATCTGACGTATCCGTCACTTCTAACATCACTAGAGTCCGAATGAGGAGAAATCTCATTTCTGAACTCGGAAAACAAGCTCAATATGAACTTTGTTTTGGAAATCAGTTCCACGTCGCAGAATCCTCTTATAACATCGTTTCTACAGGGTTCAAGATTGATGGAATTAATGATGTTGTTTATATGTCAGATGAGGTAATTGATAAGAATCGTGGACGTTTGTTCTTCTTCACTTACACCGAAGGTGGCACTCCAAACATCATCAAACGTAACGCCGGTACAGTCAAATATGACATCGGTGAAATTCTTATAGATACTGTAAATATTGTTTCTACAAACATTTCAAATAATATTGTAGAAGTGCAGGCGATTCCTGCCTCTAACGATGTGGTTGGTCTTAGAGACTTGTATATCAAGTTTGATATGACAAATACCAACATCACAATGGTACAAGACATTATTTCTTCGGGTGAGAATACCTCAGGTTCTAGATTCCGTAAAGAGTCTAGTTACAATGTCCCAACATTCGTTAGAAATTCCAAATCGCCAATTTCTAGTAGTGCATTGACTGCTGTAGCGTCAACTGCAACGTCAACCAGAGCTGCATCAAGTACAACTGCATCATCTGGGTCATCTACATCAGCTTCATCATCTTCATCTACATCGTCTTCTAGCGGAACACCCAGTTCTTCCTACTAATAGCGGAAAATATAAATGATCGACACCTCTATCCAAAGAGTAAAAATTAGTCAGGTAATTGAAAATCAGTTGCCTGAATTTGTTCAAGCAGAAAATCCACTTTTTGTGGAATTCATGAAACAGTATTATGTTTCACAAGAATTTCAAGGTGGAACAGTTGATCTTGGAGAAAATATTGATCGATATACAAAATTACAAACTTTTGTTGGTTCCGCAACAACAGTATTCACTGGTTTAAGTACAGATACTAAATCTTTCTCATCAACTATTCAAGTTGAGACCACCGATGGATATCCTGCAAAGTATGGTCTTTTAAAAATTGATGATGAGATCATTACATACACTGGACTGACCACAAACACCTTCACAGGGTGCGTCAGAGGGTTCAGTGGCGTTGATTCTTTAAAGAGATCTGATAGACCCGACTTATTATCATTTAAGAACACGGTCGGTGCAGCTCACACTGGTGGAACAAAGGTATTCAATCTTTCTAATCTTTTCCTTCAGAAGTTTTTTGATAAACTGAAGGATACTTTTGCGAATGGGTTTCAAAACAGAAAACTCACTGGTGATTTAGACCAGGTTAACTTTGTCCGTCAAGTTAAGGATTTCTATAAGACAAAGGGCACAGAAGAGTCTTATAAAATTCTGTTCAAAGTCTTATTTGGCGATGATGTCAATATTATCAAACCATCTGATTTTCTGTTGAGACCATCTGATGCAGATTATCGCATCACTAATGATCTGTTGGTAAAAGTTATCACAGGTGATCCTCTTTCTTTGAAGGGGTCTACTCTTTTCCAAGATAAAGATGAAAAAGATAACCGCATTCAAGGAGCTTCGGGTGCAATCTCCGAAATATCTGATTTTGTCTACGGTGGAG